TACGTCACGTTCAATCGAAGCGAATTCAGCGCCACGCTGCACCTGGTCGTCGGCGATCCAGTAATCCCCCGTCTTCGCCACGAGGCGATCGATGTCGTTGTGGAATATGCGCACCCACAAACGATGCACGGAGGCCGCGGCCTTCGACGCGCTTTTCAACGCGTCAACACGGCGAGCGCGACGCTTTTTCGAAATATCGGGCTAGCCTTCCGGAATGGAGAAACGCCGTAATGCGGATTTTCCAGTCCAAATCGCCCAAGTGGTTGGACCACTTGATCCGCCGGCCCGTCGTGATGACGCGCCTTTTCCCCGTGCGGCGTTGCCGCCTGAAGGACCCTAACCATGCTGAAGCTTCATGAACTGCAAGAACAGCGCGCCGCGGCCGTCGCCGAGATGCGCACGCTGAGCGACACGGCCGAAACCCAGAAGCGGGACCTGACCGCCGACGAGGACACCAAGTTCGGCACGCTGAAGACCACGATCGCCGATCTCGACAAGAAAATCGGCCGCGCACAGACCCTCGCCGAAGCCGAGCGCAGCGCGCCCGCCGTCGTGCATGGCCGGCTCGGCGACGGTGCCTATGAAGAACGCGCCCGCGATTTCTCGATCACCCGGGCAATCCGCGCGCTGCTGCCCCGCGATCTCGGCGGCGGCGACGTGGATGCCGGTTTCGAGCGCGAGATAAGCGCCGAAGTCGCGCGGCGCTCCGGGCGTAAGTTCGAAGGCCTGGCGGTTCCCGACCAGGTCTTCCAGCAACCGCAGGAGAACCTTACGTTGTTGGTCGGCTCCTCGGCCGAGGGTCTGACGCCGACGCCGCTTCGGGCTGATCTCTTCATCGATCGGTTGCGCAACAGGCTCGTCGTCGCGCGGCTCGGCGCGACCTACCTGGACGGCCTCGTCGGCAGTCCGATCGATATCCCGCGGCAGACGGGATCGAGCACGGCGCAATGGGTCGCGGAAGATGGCTCGCTCAGCGAAACCGACGCCGCATTCGATGATGTCACACTGACACCGAAGACGGTCGGCTCAATGACGAGCTATTCGCGGCGCACGCTCTTGAACGCCTCGCCGTCGATTGAACAGATCGTCCGCAATGATCTCGCCGCCGTCATCGCCCAGGCAATCGATGCCAAGGCGATGACCGGTGACGGCTCCAGCAATACGCCGACCGGCATTCTGCACACCTCCGGTGTCCACGACACGGGTGCCGGCAGCGCGATTGCGTGGGATGAAGTGCTGGATTTCATCGCGCTGATCGATGGCAGCAACGCGCTTGATGGCGCTCTCGGCTGGGCGATTAATCCGTTCGTCGTGAAAAAGCTACGATCGACCCTTGTCGACAGCAACACGGCGGGCAAGATGATCATGGAGGAGCCCAACGAGCTGGCGGGCTATCCGGCGCTCTCCTCGATGCAGCTCCCCGGCGGAGCGTCTGACCCGACCTCAGGGCCGGAGAGCGCGATGATCTTCGGCGACTGGTCTCAGCTCCTGGTCGGTTCCTGGACCGGCGTTGATATCCTTCTCAACCCATACGAGACCACGGCTTACGCCAAGGGTCGCGTCATCGTCCGGGCCATGAAGGACGTCGATGTCGCCGTGCGGCACGGCCAGGCCTTCGCCTTCGCCAACGCGATCTCGGCGAACTGAGCGGGGCGCCCAATGATCGAGCGCCGCATCGGCGTCGAGCTGCGGTCCGCGGGGAACGCCAAGTCCCCGCGGCTCGTCGGCCATGCCGCCGTCTTCAATTCGCCGTCCCAGGACCTTGGCGGCTTCACTGAGATCGTGCGTCCGGGCGCTTTCGCGCGGACACTGAAATCCGATCGCGACCCGCTCGCGCTCGTCCAGCACATGCCCCAGCTCGTGCTCGGCCGGCGCGGCGCCGGCACGCTGCGCCTGGCCGAAGACGCCCGCGGCCTTGCGTTCGAGATCGACCTTCCGCAGACGATGGCGGCGGCCGATCTCCTCGTCAGTGTCGAGCGCGGAGACGTGCGCGGCGCGAGCTTCGCCTTTTCCACGCCGAAGGGTGGGGACCGCTGGGAAAACCGCAGCGGCCAGGTGGTGCGCGAGTTGCTTGACGTTGACTTGCACGAAATCACCGTGACGGCGCAACCGGCCTATCTGGATACATCGGTCGCGCGCCGCAGCTTCGCAATGCAGTTCGCGGCAGGGCCGCGCCTCCGCGTGATGCGGCGGTTTCTGGAAACGGTGTGACCAATGCGCGAGCCCGTCTCGACTATCTCGACAGAGAAGCGGTCGACACCGTCGACCTGGGACCTGTTGCGCACCGGCTTTTCGGACGTTGGCTTCGATACAGATGCCGGCGTCTTCGTGTCGCCCTACCTCGCCGAGAACCTGTCAACCGTCTTCAGCTGCGTGCAGGTGATCGCCGAAACGGTCGCGATGTTGCCGCTGCATGTTTACCGCAAGCTCGCTGACGGCGACCGCGCCGCAGATCACGCGCATCCCGTCGCGCAGATCTTCAGCATGGATCCCAACGAACGACAGACGGCGACCGAGTTCATTGAATGATGACCGCCCATTGCCTCCTGCGAGGCAATGCTTACGCCGAGATCGTCCGCGACAATCGTGGCGCACCGGTGCGCCTGGTGCCATTCCACCCGGATTGGGTTCATCTCGTTTGGATCGCGGCGACCGGCCGCTATGCATACAACGTGTCGCTGCCGCACGGCAGCTCCCGCCGCGTCCTCCCAGAGGACATGCTGCACCTCAAAGATCGCACTGACGATGGCATCATCGGCAGGTCGCGCCTGGCGCGGGCGCGTGAAACCTTCGGCTCGGCGATCGCGACCGAACGCTATGCCGGCAGCACGTTCCGCAACGGCGCGGCCATGTCAGGCGTGCTCTCTCATCCCGACGCGCTCGGAGATGAGGCGGCGACCCCGTTGCGCAAAGACTTTGGGAATACGGCGCCGACAAGGCCGGCAAGGTCGCGGTTCTCGAGGAAGGCCTCAAGTGGCAGCAAGTGTCGGTCTCGCCCGACGATGCGCAGATGCTCGAGAGCCGCCGCTTCGGCGTCGAAGCGCTCGCTCGCATCTATCGTGTGCCCCCGCCCATCATCGGCGACATGCAAGGTGGCAATTACTCTTCGATCTCAGAAGTGGGCAGGTGGTTCTATTCTCACACGATCATGCCGTGGCTCAACCGTTGGGAACGCCTGATCGAGCGCAGCCTTCTCAGCACCATCGGGCGGCGCACCATCGAGGTCGAATTCGATTGCGACCTTCTCCTCCGCGGCGACATGCTGACCCGCTTTCAGGCTTACCGCATCGCGCGCGAGATCGGCGTGTACTCCGCGAACGAGTTGCGCCGTTTTGAGAACGCTAACCGGCGCACCGACCCGGGCGGCGATGAATACTTCTCTCCCGCGAACATGCAGCCGACCCAGAACGCGCGCCCGATCGGCGACCGCGGCGGCGGCCCTGCCGCTCAATAAGGATCGCCCGACAATGCTTACAGTGATCACTCCCGCCGATAGCTTCGACCTGGTCGACCTTGCGACGGTCAAGAGCCAGTTGAACGTGACCGGCAATAGCCAGGACGCCAAGCTTGCGCTTTGGATCAGCCAAGCGAGCGCGGCCGCCATGCAATTTTGTAACCGCGTTTTCGTCGAGGAGGTCGTCGAGGAGCAATTCCGCCTCGATCATATGAAGCTCGAATTGGTGTTGTCGCGCTACCCCGTGACCGTGCTCACGGTCACCGAGGGGCCTGACACCCTGACCGCGGGAACCGACTATGAGGTTGATCGCAGTCTGGGCTTGCTCGCGCGACTGCATCATGACCGGCGTTGCCATTGGTCAAGGTGCAAAACGGTCGTCCGCTACAGCGCAGGGTACGAAACCGTCCCCAACGATCTGCAACGCGCGGTGGTCCTGCTCGTGAACCATTTCCGCGCCACCACGACGATCACATGGAACCAGCACCGCGTGCAGCACGGCGAAACGGCCGTCACGATGCAGGACGTTCCAACAGGGTTCGACCTTCCGCCGGAGGCGCGGGCGTTGCTGGCACAGTTTCGAAACCGGAGGACAAGATAGCCTCGTGGGCTCTTCATTGAAGGGTGCAGCGGCCCCGTCCCAAAGCGAAAAGTGGTTCTCCCCCGCCCGCGAGGCTGTCAGCCAGGATGTGGGGGTCAAGGACTGCAAGGGCCGCACAAATGAAAAGGCGAGATTTATATGGCTCCCAAGCCCAGAAATTGGCGGCAGAGAGACGTGAAGCGCCTCCTGCGCGCGACCGTCGAAGAGGGGTTTGACGTGCACGGGATCGAAGTTGATCCTGACGGGCGCATCAGGGTGCTTACAATAGCGCAGCCGAAGGGCGCCGATGAGGCGTCCCCTCCGGCCCAGATCATCCTTTGAGAGCATAGATGCCCAAGCCAAGGCCGCCATATCTGCATCGCGAAGAAACGCGGCACGGCCTTGTCGCCTGGTATGTCCGGCGAGGCCGCGGCCAGCGAATTCGCATCAAAGCTGAGTATGGGTCGCCGGACTTCTGGGCGCAGTACAGAGCTGCCGTCGAGGGCGCACCGTCGTCTGCATTGAAGACGCCGAAGGCGCACACCTTGGCGTGGGCAGTCGAACGCTATCGCAGCAGCTCGGCGTGGGGAGCGCTCGCGGCATCGACACGGCGTCAATGGGAGAACGTCCTTCGCAACGTCATTAAAACCGCAGGCGGCGCCCTCTTGCGAGACATCACGAACGCGACAGTTCGGGACGGTCGCGAACGCCGCGCCTCAACGCCCCATGCCGCAAACCACTTCCTCAAAGCCATGCGTCATCTTTTCCGTTGGGCCTGCGAAGAAAAGCTCGTTCCGAATGATCCCACAAAGGGCGTGAAGATGCTCGCCGGCAAAAACGACGCCGATGGCTTTCACACCTGGACGCAAGAAGAGCTTGACCGTTTCGAAGCGCGGTGGCCGATCGGCACGCGAGAGCGGCTCGCCTTCGACCTCTTGCTCTATACCGGCTTGCGCCGTGGCGACGCCGTGCGGGTCGGGCGGCAACATGTGCGCGACGGCGTCATCACCCTTCGCACCGAAAAGCATCGACAAGGAAAATCGGGCGAGGTTGTCGACATTCCAATTCTCCCGCCGCTTGCGGCGTCGATCGCCGCGACCAAAACGGGCGATCTTACGTTCCTTGTGACCGAGGCCGGCCGGCCGTGGGTCAAAGATAGCTTCGGCTTTTGGTTTCGAGGCGTGTGCAATGCAGCGGGCTGCCCCGGATCGGCTCATGGGCTGCGCAAAGCAGGCGCGACGCGGGCCGCGGAGCGTGGCGCCAGCGAGCGACAATTGATGGCCATTTTCGGATGGACTACCGGGAAAATGGCCCAGCACTACACCCGGCGAGCTGATCGGGCACGCCTTGCCCGCGACGCGGTCGAATTCCTGCTACCGGCACAGCCGGAGAACAAAAAACGCCCGCACCTTGATACCGGTGCGGGCGATATCTCCAAAAGTGGAAAGAAATCAGGAGCTTAAAAAATGCATCGTGGACCGGGGCGGTCTACGAGGCCAAGTTCATGCTGCCGTGGGCATTCTCGGAGGAATTCGCCGCCGAGAAATATATGGCCCAGCTCCAGCACAACATGTGGGTGACCAACACCCGGATGGCGGCGCTCTCCATCATCACCGGGGGCGGCAAATGGGTGGAGATCTCGATCGCCGCCGATCCGCTCTACCAGCATCTGTTGCTGACGGCGGAGAAAAAGTTCTGGCGGTGCGTCCAGTTCGGGGACACCCCGCGCCTGTTCGGGGTCGAACCGCCACGGCCGCGCATCGAGGCAGTGCGCCGTGTCGACATGGCCTCCTCGAACGCATGGGCGGAATTCGCGGCGCTGTTCCGCTCCACCAAGTCGGCCTTCCTCGAACACGAGCGGGCGAAGACCGAACTCAAGGGGCTGATGCCGGAGGATGCCAAGGAGGCGTTCGGCCATGGCGTGCGCGCGAAGCGCTCCAAGGCGGGAGCGGTCAGCCTCGAGATCACGGCTGGGGAGGTAGGAGATGCACCGGTCAAGTGATTCGATCGCCTCCCTGGCGGCAGCGCTTGCCAAGGCGCAGATGCTGCTCACCAACCCAGAGAAGTCGCTCACCGCCACCGTTGGCACCGATCGGTACGATGAGCCCGGACGAACCTTCCGGTATGCGCCGCTTTCGAGCGGCCTCGACATCGTGCGCAAGGTGCTGGGGCAACACGAGATTGCTACCGTGCAGACCACGACAATCGACCAGGACATCCAGACGGTCTCGCTCACGACCGTGCTTGCGCACTCCTCCGGGGAGTGGATCGCCTCGGATTGGCCGGTGTGCGCCCTCTCAGAAATGGCAACGCCGCGCCGGATGGGCGCGGCGCTCACACAAGCGCACATTGCGCCACCCAGCATTCTGAGTCTGGGTACAACCCCAATAAAAAAACAGTCAGATATCAGTCCCCCAAGTGGGCGGCCAGGGGACGGTAGCCTCAGGAGTAACATGTGGAAACGTTTCCAGATGCCGGACCACAAGGACTCGATCACGCCCGGCCAATATTGATGACGTCGTCGGCGATGACGCCAAGCCCGAGTGACGTCGGACCGGTCCTCGGTGTCGCCCTCAAGCGCCAGGCCGATATCGGCGACCAGATCAATTCCGACGAAAACAACGCATTATTCGAGGTGCCCTCTTGTTGAGGCCACGGGCTTCGGCCGAGCAAAGACCGCCCGGCCCCCGCGGTCATTTTTGAAGGGCTTTGGTTGTGAACGCGCGGAAGGCTGAGGGGGTAGTGCGCCCGAAGCGCCTCCATAGGGGCGCCAGATTATGATTCGAACTTCAAAAATCGCTGGCTCGGCAACTGGGGTGCCGCGTCATCTCCCGGCGACCCTCGCCCAAATTTCGGGCGCCCAGCCGACGGTTACAGCCAGATGATGAAATGCCATCGCGGCGGCGTCGACTTGATCCAAATGGGGCGAATTTGGAAAGCTCTCAGCCTCATCAAGGAAATCCTGGATGTAAATACACATTACCACCCTGCACCTGCGCCGCAAACGGTTCGGCGCGCAGCACTTTCGAGCGCCCGGCGCCGGGCTTGTCACCGATGCACACGTGACCGGCGAGGTTACGGATCGTTGCTTCCGCCGATTCCTTGCCGCCACTGCCGGGTTCGACCTCGATGACGACCGTGAACTTCCAGCTGCCGTTCAAGCTTTCTTTGGTGGCGTCAGCCCAATACTTGATGTTCTGCTCGCGCTCGAGGACGCCCCAGCGACCGCGCACCACACGCTCAATGACAAAAGTACCGTTCTTCATTTTGTGCATAATGACAATTGCAGTATAGGCCCCATCACCACCGTGGGTCGCAGCCTTATCAACCGCTAGTACAGTGCTGGAGATTTCGCGGTGATCAAAGATCGGTATGACCTGCAGTTTCTCGACCGGAATGATCCCTCCTCCGACGACGTAGGGACGCTGTTGGTATTCCGCTTGCCAACTCGCCTCCGACATCAACCTCTTTTGGTCGAGCAACATGTCGAGTGGCTTCAACGACGGAAATAGCGCCTCTCCCTTGCGGCGATATGGTTCATCCTTCTCGACAATAGCTGGAAACGATATCACGCGCATTTCCGGGTATTTCTGCATCAATCTCCCGAGCAGATCGTCAACGTGCCATCGGGTGCAGATCACCAGCGTGGCGCTGTCCTTGTTGAAGCGCGAACTGAAATCATCGGTGAACCAATTCCAAGTACTGTCACGATGTAATTTGCTATTCGCTTCGGCGCGTCCTTTCACGAAATCGTCG